ACCTCTGCTTCCCATCGCACACCCTGATGTTGATAAGTCTGCTGGTCATAGGTAAACGGTGACTGACTGACAGCCGTTGCCGATCTGAGCCGCATCGTCATCGAGGTAAAGCCTACACTTGGAAACGCCGCCATTATGCACCTACCATTGCTTTGCTGAAGCCGCCGCCACGTAGTCTAGCATCAGCGACAGCAGACTTGGCCGCGTTACTGATCTGAGGCAGTAGGTTTGCTATCTCTGCACGTACGGTTTGCTGTACGCCTGTGGTCACGTTGATGTTTTGCACTACCGTTATGCCACCGCCACCTAATTGGTTATTAGGAATGATTGAGCCATTGCCCGAAGGAATCATCAGCTCTGGTCCTTTTTCTCCGACCATGTAAGGACGTCCACCAGTAACAGGACCGCCACGCGCTTTGCCTACATAGTTTTCTGCAGGTCCAAACGGAATTCCATTTGGCCCTGTTAATATTGGCGCTCCATTGGCACCAGTAGGGCTAATCATATTAGTGATGGCACCAAATGCCGCATCAACAATGTATTTCTGTACGAGCAATTTTATTAAGCTGTCGATTACACTTTTAGACATAGCCCGCATCGCATCTGCAAAGTTCTTTGCGCCAGTGATCGCGCCAGTAAACGCGTCACCTAAACCTGTGATTGCTTGCTCGCCTAGCTTTTGCAGGCTTGGCGTCAAATCACCAGCCTCTTGTCGTGTTCTGTTGAGGTTATTAATGAAGTTTTGGAATGCTGTCGGAGCTGGTACGAACGACTCAATCTCACTAAACGCGCTTGCGGCACGTCTTATCGGATCGTCTACAGCATTAACTAGACTGTCTATTGCCGCAATCCAGCCCGAATAATCTGGCGGCTCCGGCCTAACAGGACGCGTAAAAGTCGCCATCACTCGTTCTTGCTCACGCATTAGGCGATCTAGTTCTTTTTTTGCATCATCAACTGTTGGGAAGCCTAACGAATTTAAAATTGCGACTGCTCTATTTGCGCGTTTTTCTCCCATCTGATCTATTGCTTTTAAGGCGGTGCTTATTTTCAACATTCGCCCTCTTATTTCTTCCTCCGCGTCACTCAGTCCGTTTAAACCAAAGAACTGACGGAAATCGAAGACACTCGCTTTCATCTCATGGAGCAACGGGAATAGAGCAAGATGAACCTGTTCTAGTCCTAAAATCAGTTGCTTAACCGCACCTAAAAACTGTTTTGCTATCGACTCAGAAAACTTTTCTATGCCGCCGTTACTTTCAATTAGCTCTAGTTTGACGTTTTTTATTTTCGTGAAAAGAGTTTCTAGTGCTGGCGCTAACGCCGCAACGATTTGGCGGACGGTGCCGTTGAACAAAGACTGCAACCTAGTGAACGCATCGTTTGCCTTTTCGACACCTGCGGCTGTCTCTGTTGAAATGACTAAGCCTAGTTTTTTTGCTTCATCAAACACCGCACTCATTTCAGCGTCTGTTTGCTTGAGCATATTTAGTACGGCAGTACCTTCAGAATCGAACAACTTGAATGCTACGGCTAGTTTTTCTTCTTCGCTTTTTAGGTTTTTGAACGACTTAGCCAGTGTCCGCATTCGCTCATCAAGCGGCAATGCTTGTATTTCTTGAGCGTTTATTTTAAGTGACCTGAATGCGCCGACAGCTTCACCGGTGCCTCTTGTTGCTTCGGCAGTACGGCGAACGAATCTTTGCATCGCCATATTCATTGTGTTGGTTTCTATGCCAGCGAGCTGTCCAGCATATTGCAGTTTTGACAGGGCCTCAGTCGTTGTGCCTATCCTGCTTGCTGTTTTTGCTAAGGCATCAGTGGCTTTGAGTGAGTTGGAAATTAAAAGGCCAAGACCGCCTACGCCGACAGCGCCAAGAATGGCAGTTTTAAGATTGAAAAACGCATTCTTTAATTTATTTAGAATCCCAAAAAGCCCGCGCAGTTTCTTTGAAAACTGGTCGTAGAGCTTAATGATGATTGGAAGTTCTTTGCGTTTAGCCATCTTTAGACTCGCTTATTATCTTGAAGTACGCGAGCCATTCTAAAAACTCATTGAACGAAATCTGCTCGACTTCTTCTATAGTCTTATGTAGCCGATCAGCCAAGGCAATGAGATTCATCCTAGACTGATCGGCCTTCAGTTTTTTTCGACGTCCTCAAAGGAATCAATCATCCCAAACATTTCATTAGCAATGTCCGCCATGATTGTTGTTTCCTCACCCATCAAGTCGATCTTGTCTTCGCCAGAACTGAACAGCTTTTCGCCATCTTTGCTTTCTGCCTTCATTACGATCAAATCAACCATTGCCGCAATACTAGGATTGACCATCACCTGTGGGTGTCGCTTCTGTAGCTCGTTTAGGTCATAGCAGGTCAGTGGGCGACAATACAGGACAAACGCCCCGTCATCATCAGCCCACTCTGCGACCTCGATCTTACGGCGAGACTGCTTTCGTCGCGCTCGTAACTCTTTAGCCAGACCCATTAGTTAGACGCTTCTGTGATTGCGCCTGATACTTGTACAGAGAATGACGCCTCGACCAGCCCGTCGTAAGACGCAGAGATAGTCTTCGCAGTCACGATGCCAGCACCTGCGTAATACTTCTCACCCGCGCCTGTGCCAGTTGGGTGAATCTCCCAGTCAATAGCGGCACCAGAATCAAGCACTAACTGCTGTGCGTCTGCGTCATCCCAAAGTGCGTCGATAGTGAGCGTCGCGTCCTTGAGGCTAGAGAGGTATGACTTTACTGAGTCACCCATGACGGTGTCCTCAATAGTGTCAGCCACTTCGTCGATGCTGTACGAACGTACCTCGCCGACAACTGCTTCTGATCCGCCTGATGCCGCAACCTTTACCGATCCGGTTGAACCTTTATGTGTAGCCATTAGTTTTCTCCCTTACGCGTCACCGCGTGTGTATGTATAAAGAATTTGAACGGTGACAATGACGCCGCCTATAGGGTCTATTGTACCATCATCCACCTCGACGCTAATAACTTGCGTATCAATAGCGTGACCGCCACGCGTCCTATCCTCGTCGAGCTTTTCGTCGATAGCCTCTACAATCTGATTGCGGGCTGTGTCGATATTCTTGTGCTTAACAAAGCAAATCAATTCGTAGTCGATGGTAGCTTGTCTACTCGACATACTGCCGCCGATGCTGGCGTCTTCGCGTGATTCGTTCGCTGTCCTAACTAAGATCGCGGGGTACTGCGCGTTTGACAGCTTGTCGAAGTCAAATGGCTCACGCGTCACCTTCTTTACGTTAGGCGTAGAAATGCCTTGCAGTGATGTCACAATGTTTGAGGCGATGCTTTCTCTGACGCTCATATCTTCAGCCCCTTAAAGTACACATCACGGATGGCGCGGGTATGACTTTTGTTTAGCCCGAAGAACTCACGGCGCTTGTTGTTCATTGCCGCTTTCTTAGACTCTGTTCTGCTGTGGAAGTACATGAGGCCGTGTTCACCTCGTAGCCGGTGCTGTAATGACTTGCGCATTGCCCCTGTTAATATCAAGCGAACTTTGCTGTCAGGGAATACAGGCTTGCTTTCGCCTGTCCTCGGTTGTCGTTTTCTGAATGCGTCATAAGCCTTGTTGTATGGCTTAAAGGGCTGGTTGTTTACGTCGAGACTTTTGCTTGTACGTTTATTGATTCTATTGACGCCTTCTGCCGCCGCTCTACGCATCGCTCGCTTGTGGTTCTTAGTAAACGTGCGGCCTAGCTTATCGACCATCTTGCGCAGGTCACGAGGCTTTGTGTCGATGCTTATTGTAATCATCGGTTTAACCGATTGATCGGCACGATTTCTTTCTCTTTGTCCGTAACCTGACCATCATTGTCAGCGTCATACTCAACGCCGTCCTGAAATACTGCGTCCATCTCTTCGCCATAACGGGCTTTGTAGAAGTCGATCATCGCTAAAAAGCGGTCGTCATCAACCCAGTTGGTCAACTGAGGCAATGCGTACTTCCACAGCACAAGGTATGAGGCTGAACGAGTCCACTGTGAGGCCGTCAAATAGCTTGAGTTCATTTCTCCAGCGATACCCTTACGGTGCCACCATTGATTGCGAATCTCTCGCTCCACGTCAGCCTGAGCCTTCGCGTGTTCGGCAGTGAATGCTGGAATCCCCAAATCGAAAAGGTCAGGGATGATTGCTTCTAAATCGCTGTCGTCACTAAATGCCATGTCGTCACCACTTCACTTTTGCCGCCCAGTAGATTTTATCTAAGGGCGTTGCGTTCTTTAGGGTATCACCGTGTCGTGCATACCAAGCGGCTCGCATGGCCTTGTCGCGTGCTGACTCACCATCTTTAGGTGGATAAGTCTTCGCGCCTTGAGCGCCAAACCGTAGTAGCTTGATTACACCTTTGTAGCGAGCCAGAACCGCGTGTGAGCTAGAGGGGTGTCGTGGCGTTCGCTTTGCCACGTTGTAATCCTCGAACCGTTCACCGCGATAATTGACTGCCATATAATCCTCAGAGTAAAACGCCCCCGAAGGGGCGTGTACATCTTAGAGTGCCGCGTCGAAGAACATCTCTACACCGTAGCTGTCATCAAGCTCACCAACACCGTAAACGGCGGTAGCGTTAAGCTCGAATGCACGGAGAGAGGCGTTGCGCTCTGTCTCGAGGTTGAAGTCACGCTTCATTGCGATACAAAGTGCTTCTGGTGCAAATACTGCGCCCTTAGCATCTCCGTTTCCATCAACTGAAATCAGAGCTGACTGGTACACGTCAATTCCACCGATAGAGCCTACAAAGCCGTTACGCATTGCTTCGTTCTGTAGGTCACCACCGTTAGGGTTAGCAAACGTGTTAGTCAGGTTGGCTGACAATTGATAAGCGTGGAATGGGTGGACAACTGCCGCCATTGCGCCTGTCACCTTGTTGGCCCGTAGAGTAGCCGCCGCTTTGAACAAGTCAGCAACTGTAATCTCTTGACCAGCCGCACCCAATGAACCAGAGAAACCATCAAATAAAGCGATGATGTCTGAGTCCATTTTCTCAGCGATTGCATTACCCAAGACAGTACCAAGCTCTTGAGCAGGGTTTCCTGCACCCATTGCCGCGCTGTCAGTAAGCAATACTTGCGCACCAACTTCGCCGACAGTAACAGTGACGCTTGAGGTTGTTACTGTGGTAGAAGACATATCAGTGCCTTCAGTCAGATCAGCCGCCGCGATTGATGGGTACTTAGGTACTTGAATGGTTTTACCAGCTACGTTTCCGATTTCGTAGTTAGTAATAAGCCCTTGGAGAAGGCTCGACTCACTGGCCGTAAAACGAGCGGCCATGATGATTTCTGCGAAAAGATCCGACAGAGTTGTTGAAGTAGTAGCCGCCATGATGAAAATCTCCTGTGATTAGCGGTTTATTTATTAGCTAACATCATTGCGCGGTAGGCTTCTTTGCCACCGCTATTCCAGTTAGCTTCCATTTCTACCGCCGACATAGGTTTCGACGTGGAACCACCAACCGCTGTCTGCGATCCTGCGCCACCTGATGACGCTTTCACGAAGTGCGGGTTCGAGGTCAGGAAGTCACCGACTAACTGGTCAACGGACAATAGCTCGCCTTGGTCGTTATAGCGTGGCGTTCCGTTCGCATCGTAAACTTCTGCGGTGCCGTCTTCAGACAGCCGAACCGAACCACGTAATAACTGACTGACTTGCTCTGCCGATACTGCATTGTTTCGGCTTGCCGCTGTCAGTAACGCCCCATCAACCAATTGGCTTTCGAGGCGTTGCTTGTAAGTCTTTATTTCTTGATCCTTCTTTTCGACGGTCTGCCTTAGAATTGACTCGAACTCTCCGCGCTCTTTCTGCTTTTCAATTTCAGCTTCTTGCTGTCGTTGAAGAAGAGACTTAGCTTCATCGAGGTCGATACCATCTAGCTTCTTATCGTACTGTCGCTTAGTGCGAGCAACACGGTCGGCCACTATCCGGTCCAACTCTTCTTGCGTGAACGTCTTTACATCCTGAACTTCTGGTGTTTCCACTGCGGCTTCAGTTACCGCGTCTACCATGATTTCATCGCTCATGTTACGAATCCTCTTTCGAGTGGGTTAAATTATATCACTTACCGCGTTTCTTTTTCTTCTTCTTGTCTTTCTTGTGGTATGGCATGTGTGTCTCCTATTCTGGTACTGGCACCCACCAGTGCCTACAGTTGTATCCACCTCTCACGCGGAACGGATCGCCTGACTTCTTGCCAGCCCAGCTTTCGCCCCATATCTCATAAATCTCGTCAGTCGTGTATTCCTTGCCGACATGACTGCGACAGAATGGACGTGTGCTTTCTATTGTATCGCCTTCGTACCTAAATTTGGTAATTCCTGCCTCTGCCGCCGCCGCCTGCTGTAGGCTAGAGCTAAACTCAAACAGCGCATCATGTAGCATCGTCTTAGAGTATCGTTGCAGGTCAGCGTCAAGCAACCCGTTAAGCTCACTGAGACTGGCTGAGAAGGGCGTGCCTGACAGCGTGTTGTTGTACACCTGCTGATATAACGCCTCTACAAACTCATCTGCTAACTGCTCATGGCCCGTAAAGCTGAACTGCTGTAGCTGACCGATAACACTTTGCGGCACTCGGAAGGCCGCGAACTGCTCCATGAACTCTTCTGTTAGTGCTACCGCGTCAGGGTACTCACGGATGATGTCGTCTATGACTGTTAGGTATTCGTTGCGGACAAGACCGTCGATCTGTGTCCGAAGTGCTAA